TTTCATCAATGTTTTGAAGACCTAGGGGTAGAGCATTTTCCAATAGAGCGACTTTTTCAAAAATCAAAAGGGGGTGTGAAACGTCATGGCGAAATTATTAACGAAGAAACAATTGAAAAATCAGACTGTAAAACGGATGGAACATTTGGGTGTTTATAAAGATGATTACGATCAAACAATTGATATATATGTTGGGATGTTAGCACAGTACCAGGCTTTTGAAAAAGCGTTCGAAGAGTCAGGATATCAGATTACAGAAGAGTATACGAACAAGGCTGGAGCTACTAATGATCGAAAGACTCCGATTTATTCTGCAATGGAGACACTGCGAAAAGATCTTGCAACATATTCAAATATTCTATGTATCAACCCAAAAGCTTTTAATGGGATAAAAAAACCAGAACCTCCCAAACGAAAAGAACCTGAAACGAAAAGCAAACCTAAATCTAAGTTGCAACTTGTTTTAAGTGATAGTTCATGAGTTATGAAAATTATGATTTAGTAATGGAATATGCTCAAAGTATTGTTGAGAGAACCAAGCTTGCTAATAAAGAGCAGATACAAGGTTGTGAAAGATTTTTTAGTGATTTAAAGAATCCCGAATATGATTTTGACCCAAAAGATGCTGAATTTGTTATTGGTATTATAGAGAAAACTTTTGTGCATGCCCAAGGGGAGATGTTAGATGGTACCCCATTACGTGGCAAGCCTTTTTTATTGGAGCCGTTTCATAAATATCAGATTTATAACTTGTTAGGGTTTTATCATAAAGAAACAAAAATTAGACGATTTAAAGAAGCGTTTATTTATTTACCACGAAAAAATATAAAGACCTCTTTTGCAGCTGGCTTAGCTTGGGCACTTGGAATTTTAAATAGACGAAGTGGCTCAAAAGTTTATATTGTTGCAGCAGCTTTAAAACAATCTCTTGAGAGTTTCAATTTCATTAATTTCAACCTTAATTATATGGGGGAAAGGGATAACTTTCGCGTCATTGATAACAATCAAGAACACTCGATCGCAGGTAACTTTGATGATGGCTCTCTCTATATTCAAGCACTAGCTGCCAATCCCGATAAGCAAGACTCTTTAAACTGCAATATCGCTATTGCTGACGAACTTCATGCTTATAAAACACCAAAGCAATACAACATTATTAAAGAGGCCATGAAGGCATACACAAATAAATTAATGATTGGTATAACAACTGCTGGAGACGATATGACAAGTTTTTGTTATCAGAGATTGCAGTATTGCAAAAAAATTTTAGATGGAACAATTAAGGACGAAGCGTATTTTGTCTTTATAGCAAAAGCAGATGAAGATGAAAAAGGTAATGTAGATTACACCAATCCGATTGAACATGAAAAGGCTAATCCAGCATATGGTGTTTCCATTCGTCCTGATGACATATTAAATGATGCCCTTCAAGCACAAAACGATCCACAACAGCGTAAAGACTTTCTTGCAAAGTCATTAAATATATATACTTCTGCATTGAGATCATATTTTAACATAGATGAATTTAAGATATCTGATCGTAAATACGACTGGACTTTAAAGGATTTATTGAAAATGAATATAGAATGGTATGGTGGTGCTGACTTATCGAAAATGCATGACTTAACTGCTTCAGCATTGTATGGGAAATACAGAGATATCGATATAACGATCACTCATGCATGGTTTCCTATTGTTGCTGCAACTCAAAAAGCTGAGGAAGATAACATCCCATTGTTCGGGTGGAAAGATGATGGATGGTTAGATATGTGTAATACACCAACTGTAAATCATTCAGATATTGTTAATTGGTTTATCACAATGAAGAAAATGGGATTCAAGATTAAAAAAGTTGGTTTTGACCGTAAGTTTTCTCGAGAATTCTTCTTAGAAATGAAAAAGAAAGGCTTTAAAATGATTGATCAACCACAATACTTTTATAAAAAGTCTGAGGGTTTCAGAAGAATTGAGAAAAAAGCAAAGGATGGAAAGTTTTATTATCTTCACTCACAAGCTTTCGAATATTGTGTTCAAAATGTTTCTGCAGTTGAAAAAACTGACGATATGATACAGTACGAGAAAGTTATGCCTAACCAACGTATAGATATTTTCGACGCTGCTGTATTTGGATCCATACAAATGTTAGAGGATATTGAGAAGTCAAATAATGCAACTCAATGGCTGAATGGAGGTTGATAGCATTTGAGTAAAAAAAGGAAAAAGAATAAGAACAAAACAAGATCTGAGTCTTCTCTTGGTTGGTTTATGACAAGTGATGCAAGTGATACCTTATCAATACCAGGCTACAGTAGATTATCTGATAATCCCGAGGTAAGGATGGCAGTTCATAAGATAGCTGATCTAATATCATCTATGACTATTCATCTAATGCAAAATACTGAAGATGGCGATATTCGAATAAAGAACTCTTTATCTAGAAAGATAGATATAAATCCTTATAGTTTAATGACGAGGAAAGCATGGATATACAACATTGTATATACGATGCTCTTGGACGGTAAAGGTAACAGTGTTGTTTTTCCAAAAGTCAAAGAAGGTTTGATAGATGATCTTGTACCATTGAAACCATCAGGTGTAAGTTTTGTCGATACTGATCAAGCATATAAGGTTTACTATCAAGGTAAATCCTATGATTACGATGAGGTTTTGCATTTTATGATCAATCCTGATCCAGAAAGACCATACATAGGTCGTGGATATCAAGTGGTCTTGAAAGATATTGTTAACAATTTGAAACAAGCTTCTAAAACAAAAAACAGTTTTATGTCTGATAAATGGAAGCCGAGTATTATTGTAGCTGTTGATGCAATGACAGAAGAACTAGCAAGTGAAACTGGAAGAGATGAAATTCTGAAAAAATATATTTCTGAAACTGGTGGAGGAAAACCTTGGGTTATTCCTGCTGATCTCGTAAAAGTAGATCAAGTAAAACCTCTTTCACTCAATGATTTAGCTATAAATGAGGCAGTACAAATAGATAAAAGAACAGTGGCGAGCATGTTATCAGTGCCGCCTTTTTATGTTGGTGTGGGCGATTTTAGCAAAGAGGAGCATAACGCTTTTGTTAGTTCCACAATACTGCCTTATGCTACTGGAATTGTACAAGAACTAACCAGGAAACTCCTGTATGCGCCTGATCTATATTTTAAGTTTAATCCTAGATCGCTTTACGCATATGACCTAAAAGAACTTTCTGATGTTGGTGGTAACATGTATGTTCGTGGAATCATGATAGGGAATGAAGTGAGAGATTGGTTAGGGATGTCGCCTCTAGAAGGATTAAATGAGCGTGTGATCCTTGAAAATTATATTCCTGCTGGAATGATAGGAGATCAAAAGAAATTAAAAGGAGGTGATGAGGATGAGTAGAGAGAGTCGTCAGACTAGGAGCGTAATTACAGAATTGCAAATAAGAGCTGAAGAAGAAAGTCAAGAGATGGTGATTGAAGGATACTTTGCAGTATTTAATAAGGTTACAGAACTTTGGCCTGGTGCATTTGAAGAATTAGCTCCAGAAGCTTTTGAAGAAACGTTAAGCAATGATGTTAGAGCACTAATTAATCATGATACCACACTTGTTCTGGGGCGAAACAAATCTCGGACTCTTGAACTAAAAGTAGATTCACGAGGTTTGTGGGGAAGCATTAAGATTAACCCTAACGACTCTGATGCTATAAATATTTATGAGCGTGTCAAAAGAGGAGATGTTGACCAATGTTCATTTGGGTTTAATATACTCCAAGAAGAAACTGATTTTCGTGATGATGGCACCGTTAAATGGACTATAACAAAAGTTGATTTGCATGAAGTTTCAGTTTGTACATTTCCAGCTTATGAAGAAACTGGAGTCCAGGCTCGTAAAGCAGAAGTGGAAAAACACGAGAAAAGAATGCTTGACCAAAGAAAAAAACAGTTAAGGGAGAGATTGAAGAATGGCGTTAAAACAGTTGATGCTACGAAAAAAAATTGATCAAAGAAAATCTTCATTACATGATCTGTTAAACAAGGATGAGGAATTTTCTACAAGATCGGCCGAACTCGAACAATCTATTGCAGAAGCTGAAAGTGAAGAAGAAGTTTCCACTGTTGAAAATGAAATCGAAACACTTGAAACAGAAAAAACAGAGCACGATGAAAAGAAAACAAAGCTTGAGGGAGAAATCACTGAACTTGAAAAAGAACTAGAGGAATTAAATGCAAAAAGTCCAGTGAATACGCCTAAACCGAATATTGAAGATGAAGAGAGAACTCAAAAAACAGGAGGCGGAAGCATGAAAAGACATAAATTTTTCGGTGGATTACAACGTAGCCAAGCAGAGGAATTAATCAAAAGAGAAGAAGTACAAGATTTTTTAACTCGTACACGTGGAATTATGCAAGAGAAACGATCAGTAACTGGATCAGAATTGAACATTCCAGAAGTAATGCTTGATTTATTAAGAGATAATTTGCACCGTTATTCAAAGTTGATTTCTCGAGTAAATTTAAAGCCTGTCTCTGGAAAAGCTAGACAGAATATTATTGGTTCAATTCCTGAAGCAATTTGGACTGAAATGGTAGGAAAACTAAATGAGTTGAGTTTTGGATTTAATCAACTTGAGGTAGATGGCTATAAAGTTGGTGGATTTATTCCTGTTCCTAATTCTACTTTAGAAGACTCTGATATATCATTAGCTAATGAAATCTTAGATGTTCTTGGACAAGCGATTGGCTTAGCGATTGATAAAGCAATTTTATACGGAAAAGGTGTGAAAATGCCTGTTGGTATTGTTACACGACTTGCTGAAACAGCAAAACCATCATATTGGGGTACAAAAGAAAACGATTGGACAGATCTAAGTACTAAAAATCTACTATTAATTGATCCAGCCGCAAACACGGATGTATTATTTTTTAAAGATTTAATTCTGAAATTAGGGAAAGCAAAAGCTAATTATAGTAATGGTGAAAAGTTCTGGGCAATGAACTCTAATACATTTGCAAAACTTCAAGCGAAAGCCTTAACGATAAATGCAGCAGGAGCTATAGTTTCAGGTCAAAATAAAACTATGCCTATTGTGGGTGGAGATGTTGTTGAATTAGACTTCATACCAGATGATGTAATTGTTGGTGGGTACGGTTCTTTATACTTATTAGTGGAACGCGCAGGAGCACAATTAGCACAATCTGAACATGTGCAATTTATTGAAGATAATACAGTGTTTAAAGGAACCGCTCGCTATGATGGGCGTCCTGTTCATGGCGAAGGTTTTGTTGCTCTTAACATTAGCCAGGAAGACTTAGAGACTCCACCAACAGCTAATGAAGTAACATTTGCTGGCGACACTGCAAATGCATAAAAGGGGGAATAATTGATGAAAGTAAAAATACTTAGACGTTTTAATGATAGGATTAACAATGTCATTCATGCTGTAGGTACAGTTATTGAAGTAACTGAAGAGAGGTATGAAGAAATTCTTGCAGTTGAAGGTGATCCTATGGTCGAAGCATTTGAAGAAGAGAACCAAGGTCCACCTAAAGACTTACCTGTTGATTTAAATGGTACTGTTGATGAAATTAAAGTTGCATTAGAAAATGGTTATGAAAAAGAAGATTTAGAACTCCTTCTAAAAAAAGAACTAGAAGGAGAAAATCGGAAAGGTGTTACCAAACACATAGAGACCCTTTTAAAAGTTGATGATAAATAATGGATGACCAAACGAAAGCAACCTTATTGGAATTGCTTAAGTTAGATTTAGGTATCACTCATAATCTGAGAGATACCTATTTTAATAATCTCTTAGTTAGTTCACAAAAAGAAATAGAGATAACAGGAATAGCACTTGATTTTTCTAGTCCAGATGATCAAATATTGGTTGTAGATTATACTGCATGGGCCTATCGCAAAAGGCAAGAAGATATACCACTTTCTAAAAGTTTAAAATCACGCATTAATAATAGAGTTATTAAGAAGGCAGGTACTGTAGATGCCGTCACTTAAATCGAGTATAGGAAACAGTAAGCACATATCACTAGATGATGTGTGCTTTTTTATGTCAACGACATTTTCTAAAGATCAATTGAACCAACAAATAGAAACACTTACACCTTCATTAGTTTATTGCTCTAAGCTAAATATTACTCGTGCTGAATTTTCAGCATCTGGACAGTCAGGTCATAAACCACAGTTAATGTTAGTGGTTGATTCAGATGAGTATGATGGAGAAGTGAAGGTTGAATATGATCGAACTACCTATTCAATTTATAAAGAGTATGTACGTTCAGATGGATATACAGAGCTTTATTGTGAGGTGAGGTCTGGTGGCTAGTAAGATAAAAGGTATTGGTGATTTATCAAATGATATTTCAAAGGCACTATCAACCTTTACAAACGAGGTAACAGAAGGCTTGGAAGAAGCAAAAGATAAGGTAGCTAAAAATACTGTTAAGAATTTAAAATCGTTGGATCACCCTAAATTAACTGGAGATTATGCTAAGGGTTGGGCAAAGAAGAAGATTGGTACTGCGCAAATTGTACACAATCGTACGGAATACCAATTAACGCATTTACTTGAAAAGGGTCATGCAAAAGCAGGAGGTGGTCGTGTTACCGCAATCCGACATATAGAACCTGCCGAAGATAAGGCAATCGAAGAATATCTAAAAGAAGTTGAGAAGGTGATTAGGGGATGAAACTACCTGAATTGGTTGATTTGTTAGAATCAATTGGTTATCCTGTAACTTTTTCAGAATTCAAAGTAACTCCTGATAATCCACCACCTAACCCGCCATTTATTGTGTATTTAATTGAAGGTTCGAATAATTTCTTTGCAGACAACATTACCTATAGAAAAATAACTAATGTACAAATCGAACTTTATACAGTCAAAAAAGAATTAGCTGTTGAAGCTAAACTTGAAAGTTTACTAGATCAAAATGAACTACCTTATGAAACCACAGAATTATTAATTAAATCTGAAGGGTTATATCAAAAAACATACGAAGTGGGGATGATTTAACATGCCGGAGAACAAAGTTACTTTCGGATTAAAAAAAGTACATTACGCACTGTACACCATTACTGATGGAGTTATTACTTATGAAACACCTATTCCTATTCCGGGAGCTGTAGAACTATCTGGTGAACCCAGAGGTGACATGGTTGAGTTTTTTGCGGACGATATGCTCTACTACGCTGCTTCAAATAATCAAGGATATGAAAATACATTATCCATCGCAAATATACCAGATCAATTTGCACAGGACGCACTAGGAGAAGAGTTAGACGAAACAGATTTTGTGTTGAATGAATTAGCAAATAAATCAGGGAAACCATTTGCTCTTTTATTTGAGTTTGATGGAGATGTAAAAGCGACTAGGCACATTATGTACAACTGTTTAGCAAATAGACCTACAGTTTCATCTTCATCCAAAACTGACACAGTTGAACCTAATGCTAATGAATTATCATTAATCGCTAGTCCAATTAAAATTGGAGATAAATTAATGGTTAAAACCAAAACGACTATACAAACTCCTTCAGCAGTTTATGATTCATGGTATTCAACTGTCTATAAGAAGACACCAACAGTATAAGAGGTGAATGGATATGGAAAAAACAATCTTAATTGATGGCAAGGATGTAAGATTTAAATCTACAGCAGCTACACCTTTACGATATAAAGCTCAATTTGGCAAGGACCTTTTTTCAGAGGTTGTTAAGTTAAATCAACTTGGGAAATTAAAGCTTAAAAATGATGAAGATGAGCCGAACTATGAAGCATTTGCTCTCATTGATTTTGAAGTTTTCTACAATATTATTTGGTCTCTCGCAAAGTCGGCTGACACTTCGATACCTGAACCGATTGCATGGCTTGATAAGTTTGAGGAATTCCCTATGTTTGAAATTCTACCAGAACTTCAAGATCTCATGGCTCACAGTATTAAAGGTAAAAAAAAATAGAAAATGAGGGAGAGAGTCGAGAAGCAATAACTACAGATTCTCTCCTTTTATTGTGTAGGCAGTGTGGCTTGAGTAAAGATGATATCGAGGATATGACAATCGGAATGTGTTTGGACTATATCGATGAATATATCGAATCGCAAAAACCAGCGAATAAGAAAAATCGTCGTGCCAAACAATCTGATTTCGATAAGTTTTAACTTTAAAAGCCTTAGCGTTTGCTGAGGCTTTTTTTGCTTGAAAGGTGGTGGATACGTGTCTAAAAGGATAAAAGGTATTACTATCGAACTTGACGGTGAGACAAGAGGATTAGACAAAGCTCTTCAAGGTGTCAATAAGAGAAGTCGTGATCTCCAAGGTGAATTACGTGATGTTGAACGGCTTCTAAAGTTTGATCCTGGTAATGTAGAAGCTCTTACCCAAAAACAACGATTATTAGTTGAACAAGTTGAAAATACAACTGATAAATTAGATCAGCTGAAGAGTGCACAATCGCAAGTAGAAGATAGCTTTAAAAGTGGACAAATAGGGATTGATCAGTATCGTGCATTCAAGAGAGAAATAGGATTTACTGAAGCAGAACTAGGTAAATTTAAAAACAAATTAGACCTAGTTGATGATGGGAATTCTCTAGATAATTTAAAGAAAGACTTTAAGGACGTTGCAAAAAAAGCCGATGAAGCAAAACAAGCTGTAAAAGATATGGGATCAGAGGTTGGTAGTGTAATTGGTGGTCTTGCAGCAGGTGGAGGTATTGCTGGGGCTGTTAGCCAGGCACTTGATACTTCGTCAATGAATACTAAAATTGAAATATCAATGGAAGTACCAGAAGAATCTAAGGCTGCGGTTAAGGATGCAATAAACACTGTTTCAAGTTACGGTGTAGATGCTGAATCAGCCTTAGAAGGCGTTAGACGTCAATGGACGCTTAATAAAGATACTAGTGATGAAGTGAATGCAGCTATAGTTAAAGGTGCAGGAACAATAGCTGCTGCTTATTCCGGTATTGATTTTACGGAGTTAATTCAAGAGACAAATGAGATATCAAGAGAACTTAATATTTCTAATGAAGATGCCTTAGGATTAACAAATTCATTGCTTAAATTAGGATTCCCTCCTGAGCAATTAGATATTATTGCCGAATACGGCAAACAACTTTCTGATGCGGGATTTAACGCTCAAGAGGTTCAAGCAGTTATGGCTGCAGGTGTTGAGACTGGCACCTGGAATATTGACAATCTTTTAGACGGTCTGAAAGAAGGGCGTATTAAACTAGCTGAATTTGGACAAGAAGTACCAAAATCAACAAAAGAATTACTCGCAAACACGAAAATATCATCCAAACAATTGCAAGAATGGGGAAAGGCAGTTGCTAAAGGCGGGGATTCTGGAAGAAAGGCTATGCAAGATGTTACTGAGGCTCTTTTGAATGTAAAAGATGAGTCACAAAGAAATGCCTTAGGTGTACAATTTTTTGGAACTATGTGGGAAGAACAAGGAACAAATATTACTGACACAATACAGAATATGGATCAACATTTAAAAACCGCAAAAGAAAATCAAGATCAATTAAATGAGTCTAATGAAAGACTAAATGCTGATCCAGCGGTTCAAATGAAACAAGCATTTTCAGATTTAAAGATAGCTTTGGAGCCATTACTTCTTATGATTGCCGATCTTATAACCAAAATAGCTGATTGGGTTTCTAATAATCCTCAATTAGCAGCAACAATTACTGCAATAGTTACTGCATTAGGGATTTTTGTTGGTATTTGCATGGCTTTAGCCCCTATATTTGTAACTTTATCAGGTATAGCTACTGCATTTGGTGTAAGTCTAGGTGCAATTATGGGCCCGGTTTTACTCGTCATTGGAATCATAGCAGCACTTATTGCAATTGGAATAGCCCTATGGAAAAACTGGGATACGGTGAAAGAAAAGGCTATTGAAATTTGGGAAGCTATGTCGGAATGGTTTTCGGGATTCTTTGAAACACTGAAGGGACTTTTTAATGCTGCTTTAGATTGGATAGACGAAAAGACAGATGGAAAATTTTCTTCTATTACCGATGCGATAAGATCGTACATGAATATGGTGTGGGATAACATAAAAGCCGTATGGGATTATATAAAAAATTCATTCAAAAACGCGGTAGATTATATAGTAGCATTGGTAACAGGTGATTTTGAAGGAATGAAAGACGCTGTAGAAGCTCAAATGGAGAATGTGTGGGAGCTCATAACTTCTATCTGGGACAATGTAATGGGATTCTTAGATGGGATTGACCTTATGGATATGGGTGAACAGATCATTCAAGGTCTCATCGATGGTATTAAAGGTATGGCTTCAAGCGTGGTTAAGAGTGTGTCAGGTGTTGTTGGTGATGCGATTGAAGGTGCTAAAAATTTACTTGGTATCCATTCACCTTCACGTGTATTTATGGAAATTGGGGAATTTACAGGTGAAGGGTTTCAAATTGGTATTAACTCAATGATAAGAGACATTCAAAAGGCTTCAGAAAATATGTCAGAAGCTTCAATTCCTACTATTCCAAAGTTTCAAAAACCAAAATTAAAAACAAGTGATTCTAGCAATACAAATGATAATGTCAAAGGACAAGGTAATCAGCTAAGCTTTGAACGAATGTTTGAAGGAGCTGTATTTAACGTCAGAGAAGAACAGGATATTGAAAAAATAGCTAAATTATTAAATGATTACATTAAATTGAATGCTCGTAAAGGCGGTGTGATAATAGGATGATTACAATGGATGACCAGTATAGGTTTGAAGATTTCGGACTCATATGTGAGGTTGGACATAAACATCCACTCACACCAAATATGGAACGTAAAACATTAGCAATTCCAGGTAAAGTTGGTTTATGGGATTTCGGAACAGAAATACGTGAAAAACCTCTTGCTATACCTCTGGGAATAATCGACATGAATAGAATGTATTTGCAACGAAAATTAAATGATTTCGTTGCTTTTTTATTTGATCCATACGGCCAACCTAGAGAAATTAAAATTGTGTATGATTATGATCCAGATAAATATTATTTGGTGAAGTGTACAGTATTAATATCTCCTGAAGATATGATAAGTGCAAGGAAATTCATATTACCTTTTATAGCTGATTTCCCGAGGAAACAAGCAATTGCCGAAAACCATGAGATACATTGGGACAGTGAAACTGTAACTTTTGATGATAGTTACTCAATGGATACAGTTTATGTTGATGACGTATTAGTGACGTCACCTCAAATAGTTGAAACAACTGTAAATGGATATGCTTTAAGCCCTACTATTTTAATATCTGGTTCAGGTCAAAATGTAATATTAAAAGCTAATGGTAAATCAATGTCTCTTGGTAATTTTGCAAACTCTACATTTGAAATTAGAGGTTACGACTTCACAATTACCAAAGATGGCTCAGAAGTCTTTATTGTTGGTGAATTCCTTACCTTATTACCTGGTATGAATAGCGTTGAAATATTAGGAACAAATATCAATTTTAATTTATCAATAAGAATTAGAGATCAATATATGTAAGGATGGTGGTGGTTTTGACATTAGAGAAAATACCTACAGGAATAAAGCTACCTCTTTACAGAGGGGTAGAAATGATCAATGCGGCTATCGAAGCTGCTGATAAAGCAAAAACAGATTCTATTCAAGCAAAAGACTCGGCGAACCAAGCTGTTACAACTGCAAATGAAGCAAATCAGAAATCAGATTATGTACAAACTCAGTTAGATACAGTAACAGGAGAAGGTACTATAGATCCAGCTGTTGAGCAGATGAAAGTTGGTTCAGATGGTACTACTGTATACGCTAGTCCTGATGAACGTGTGCGGAAAGAAAATCAATTGCTTACGACGCAAATGGTAGATATTGACCAACAAAAGGCTGAAAAAACAGATGTAAACTCTTTACAATCTAAGATAGACAGTTTCCAAACATCTCAAGATGTTAGTCCTAATAAAGATTTAGAGGTTGTTGGTTTACGAACAAATAAATACGGTATTACCTTTCCTGCTTCAACAAATAGAATAGAAGAAATAGAAAAAAGTTTTAATGGTTCAAAGAACTTGTATGATGAAACATACAAGAAATTGAATAAGTTCTGTACCGGTGGAACGATAAGCGCTCCGACTTATATTGATAATACTTCTTATAACGTCACGGAGGTTATCAATGTTACTGCTGGTAAAACGGTGTATTTCTCTAATAATGGAGTTGCGGCTGTCGTAAGACGAGTGTCATTGTACAATGCAGATGGAACATACAATACTATTTCTGAAGGTCTGAATAGTATATCAAGTACTACCATTCCAACTGGTGTAACTTACATGATAGTTACCTATAGTAATGGGTATACAAAGTTTCAAGTTGAATATGACGGAGTAACTACTTATGGAAAATTTGGATTGTCTTTAAAAGAAGACAAAATTGATTTAACAAATACTTTGAATCGAATAACCGACACAGAAAACAAACTAGAACAAGCATTTACAACTTCCAAAAATTTATATGATGCTTCATTGGTAACATCAGGAAAGTTCATGGGAACAAACGGTGTTCCCACTGTTAATGCTTCTTATAAATATTCAGGCAAATTACCTGTTATAGTCGGAAAAACCTTGCACTTTTCTAATGATGGAGTTGCGGTACAAGCAAGAATTGTTACGGCTTATAATGGTGATTCCGTATTATCTGCCAACTCAATTAATTACGCTGACACATATTTAGTGCCAGTCAACTGTACGCATGTTATCGTCTCTTACTCTTCTTCTTATAACAAGTTCCAGGTTGAATATGACCAAGTAACTGTATATGCACCTTATGGAATACAAATAAAAGATGAATTACTACCTGATAATCCATCAGTAACATCAACAATTTACGCTGACATTCCAGATCATATCTATGTTGCAAGTGGAAGGACTATAGAGTTGTATAATAATCAGGTGTGTATCAATGCCGACAAATACCGAATTAATTGGGTGTGTAATGTAGGTAAAAACCTAAAAAGAAAGTTTAGTGTTACAGGAACGGATGGTAATATCGGTAATTATAATTTGACATTACAAGTCGTTGATGATGATCTAAACACTGTTTATTCAAAAGCAGTTACTTTACACATTGTTTCAAATGTAATGGCTAATAGCGTTAACATTGCCCCTATCGGAGACAGTCTTACAAACTCAAAGATTTGGCTTAAGGAAATGAATGATTTATCAAACGGTAAGATACTACCTGTGGGTACTCGTAATACCGGATATACCGCAACAGACGGTGTAACAATGATTAAGCACGAAGGAAGAAGTGGATGGGCTGCTTCAACTTATCTAGGAAATAATTCATACACTTATGATACAAATGGTGCTGGTTCAGAAAATCCATTTTGGAATCCTAGTACGTCAAAGTTTGATTTTGCCTACTATAAAACAACATATGGTGTATCACCTAATGCAGTTATGTTGTTTTTGGGTACTAATGGTATCACTGTCAACCCTGACTCAAACGCTGGCAGTATAAAAGGAATTGTGGATGCTATTAGGGTATCTGAATCAACCATGCCTATTTTTATTGTGAATATCCCATATAGAAGTGATCAAGATGGTATAGGGAATACAGTATCTACAGATGGATATACTCAATTAAATGTCGGTAGATATAAATACAATGAGGATATGGCTGTATTTAATTTGGCTAGTAAATTAAAAGAGCTTCTTTCAGGTGATGCTAACGTTCATTTTATCCCTGTAGGAATCACACATGATAGTGAATATAACTACGGTACCAAGACTGTAGCAGTAAACCCTAGAAGCACAATATCAGAAATTATTCCTGCTGATGGAGTACATCCACAAGATGTTAACGGTGTGAATGCAGGATACTTACAATTTGCTGATACTATGTTTAGTACTATCAAAGGAATAGTTGGGTAATTGATAATCGGAGAATATTTAGAATTTTAAAAGGATGTGATTAAATGTCTTTCACAATCAGATGCGATAAGTGTCAGGGAGAAGTTACAGAAAAAGACATTGAACAAACTGGAAGCACTAATTGCGGCGCTGGCTGTGGTTGTGAAGGTTATGAGTTTTCTTTAATTTGCGACTGTGGTTATGAGTTGTATGAAGGTAGCAACTGGGGTGACTTTGATCGAGAAGAAGCAGAAGAAGAAATTAAAGAGTCGCTAAATTTTTAGTGATGAATTGGAGAATATTGCGACATACTTGTAAGTATAAATAAGTACAAATGTGTATTGATATTTACTTAGACTTGTCAGACAATTATTACCAAGCGAGGTGATGTTGGATGGCAGTCAAAAGAGTAAACATCACGGTAGATCCAGAAACACTTGATGAGTTTTATCGATTAGCAGCTAAGAAAGGAATTAAGTTTTCTACTTGGGTGCAAGTCAAAATGGATGAATTCATTGAGGAAGAGAAAATGATTGAAGAATATCGAGAACAAAAAAGGCGCTCATAATTGGGTGCTTTTTTATATGGGAGGAATATTAGGTGGCAGAAATAATTGTTGGATATCGAGCAGTTTATTATAGTGGCGAGAAGAAGATCGATGTTAATACTGTAAGGAAAACATATGAGGAAGCTGAACAAGATATACAAAAAGCAAACGAGAATTATGAAATGTTTAATTACACACCTTGGACTCATGCTCAAGTTGAAAAGGTACATTACAGACATTAATTTTATGTCGCATTTGTATCTATTAATCTATAGAAGTACCAACAAATGTTGATATACCAGTAGTTGTGTTAATGCCAAGCTTGAGGAGAATTTTGCGACGTAAGCAATGAACCGATAATAGTCTGATTTCCGTCCGTAAATTACCCCTATTGATTTTTTGCTGTGTGTATTAGATACTCATAAAATAGAAGCAGGTAGACAAGACTGATCATCTTGTCGTCAACGCACCCAGGAGCGTACCTGCTTCTATTTTATTTGCAGGACACTCCTAAAGCGAAATTCATTCCTGGGGGAATTTATATGGATTTCAGAGTTAATGACACTGCTAGGCTTATGAATGATGTTCTAGTGGTGTTAACAACAATCAATCCTGACATCGAACTGAATTTGTTAGAGGTAAGGCTAGAAGAGGTCATGAGCAATTATGAGGTTGAAAGAAAGTCAGATAGAGAGATTGAGAATGATATTTTTGAGAAAATAGAAATCTTTTTATCTTCAAGAAAAATTGAAGGGTTATCCAGTAAAACATTAGCCGGGTACAAAATTGAATTAAGGATGTTTGCATATTACGTAAATAAAGCAGCTGTAAAAATATCAACAACTGACATTCGAAACTTCCTTGCACATAATCAATCTTGGAAGATCAACACCATTGATCGTAAGTTATCTGTAATTAAAACGTTTTTTGGTTGGCTGGTTAGGGAGGAACTTCTTCTACGTGATCCTTCAGCTAAAATAAAGGCGCCTAAGAAGCCGAAACGACTTCCGAAGGCTCTTAGTATTGATGAGTTAGAAATGGTGCGTGAATCATGCGAGACGAAACGTGAGCGAGCATTAATGGAGGTGATGTACTCTACTGGTTGTAGATTGTCTGAAATCGGTAATATGAAAATGTCAGATATGGATTTACAAGAAAGAAGTGTAACAGTAATCGGAAAAGGGGATAAAGAACGTATTGTTTACTTATCTTTCAAGGCATTACATCATTTAAATAATTACTTAAATTATCGTAACGATGACTGTGAGTTCTTATTTGTTACTGAACGTAGACCTTACCGTAAAATGACAGGCCGAACAATTGAAAGGATTATCGATAAAATCGAAAGTAGAGTTAAACTTTCAAAGAAATTAACTCCACACGTTTTCAGACATACATTTGCAACATTAAGTATGGAAAACGGAGCTGATTTAGCAGACGTTCAGCATTTGCTTGGTCATGAAGATCCTTCTACGACTCTCATTTACTCACATGTATCTGAAGAACGCAAAAAACTAGCATTTAAGAAGTACCATGTACAGTAAAGTCACCTTTTTGGTGGCTTTTTTCGTGAGGTGATGAAGATTTGATAAAAACATTAAATTTACAACGGAATGTAACTGCTATTTTAAATAATGCATATCAAATTGGATATGACAAAATTAATAACGAGATATGGCAGGCCTCTTTTTCGCTACCTTTAAATGATCCTAAAATTTCAAAGGTTGAATTATTAAAGTATGTTGAGATAACAGATGGTGAAGAATATATTGGGCTATTTCGAATCATTCCCAAATTAACTAGTAAAAGTGAGTCAGATCAAAGTGTTACTTACCAGTGTGAACATGTTCTAGCTACATTATTAGGAAGTACACTTTTTAAATACCATCAGTTAACAAACTATGATACAAGAGAAGTTCTTCAGTATCTGATCGATCAGCAAAAAGAGAAGCATTGGAGATTAGGTGTTGTTGAGATTATTCGTTATTTTCATTATTCATGGGAAAATGAAAATTTAGCAGCTGGTATTTTCAGTGTACCGAAACCTTTTGACGAACCTTATCGATGGACTTTTGATACAACTACTTATCCTTGGACACTTAATCTAGTTCGTCCTGATACGGAACCAACGTGCAGAATCCGTGAAAGATATAACTTAATTGGAATTGAGATTGAAGAGAATCCAATGAGTGTCTATAACCGTATATATCCACTTGGGTATGGAGAGGGAGTTAATCAACTTACCATCGAGTCTGTTAATAGCGGCATTCCTTATATTGAAGATGTCGTTTCTATTGAAGAAAACGGAATAATTGAAACCGTTTGGGTAGATAGAAGGTTTGAAGATGCAGCAACTTTGTTAGCGAGCGGTAAAGCTATTTTAAAGAAATGGAAAGAGCCGATTGTAACTTGGAATGTTTCTGCTGCTGACGTGTCTAAAATAACAGGTGTAGAAATCGATAAGTTAAAAGAAGGTCGAATTGTAAGATTAGAAGTTGAAGGTTTTCCTGTAACAGATTTAAGAATTATGAAGGAATCACGGTCTGATATTAAAGGGAATCCAGGTGATGTGCAATTAGAGATTGGCAGTTTGTCAGAAGATTTAAGTACAACTCAAGCAGATCTCGAAAGAAGACAAAAGGTAAATGAGGTTTATTCACAAGGTGCTACTAATATTGATAGTCATGATTACTCGGATAACTGCGATCAAAACAATCCTGCGGTTATCCGTTTTTATTTACCAGATGATTTAGTGAATATAAATTCAATGATTCTTTCATACGAAACAGAAGAATTTAGAGCATATTCGCAAGCTACTGAAGGCGGAGGAGAAACTACTAAAACTACAACAAGTGGTGGTGCTTTAGTTGATTCTACAGCAAGTGGGGGTTCAACTACTCAAACGTCTACTTCTGGGGGTGGTGGCACTCATACTTCAAGTAGTGGTGGAGGAACAACTCAATCTTCTTCATCTGGTGGAGATCATAGACATCGGGTATTTAGATATGGTGGAGATATTCCACACTCAACAGACGATGAAAGTATATATAGCGCAGTTTCTAATTTGGATGGTTCAGGGGCAGTAAGTATAGCAGCACATGGTGGTCCTACAGATGTTTATACAGACACTTCAAGTGGTAACCACTCGCATTCTGTATCAATTCCAAATCATTCACATTCAGTAGATATACCCAATCATTCTCATAATGTTAGTGTGCCTGCCCATACGCATCAAATTGATATACCTAATCACAATCATGCAATTACATTGCCAGATCATGTTCATGATATTAAACACGGTATTTATAAGCTATCTACAACACCAACATCGGTGGAAATACGTGTTGACGGTAATTTGGTTCCGATTACAACTACAACTAGCCAGGACATCGATATTATCCCTTTCCTTTCGGTAGGTAACGAGGGACGTATAAACCGAGGGCAATGGCATGAAGTAACGATTAAACCGAATGGATTAGGGAGAATAAACGCAAATATTATTTCGAGATTGTTCATTCAGTCTAGAATTGGAGGAACTTTTTAATGAACTTGCACGTATTAACACATAGTGGTCAAGATTTAAAGATTGAAGTTGAAACCTATGATCCAGTAGCACTTAATGAACAACTTAATAATAACGAAGTGCACACTGTACTAATAGGAGACAACATTTTTTCGAGAATCGACATTAAATTAGTAGTACCTATGACAGAATAATAGTAATATATTCATATATTTACAATTTATTAGGAGGGTGGACATGAAAAAAACTTTATTGTTAATTATTTTATTATTAATAGTCTATCC